TCTTGCATTTACAATTAAAAATCCTGGCACTGGATATGTAAATCCTGAAATAATCATACCTGAACCTAATTATGATAATTTACCAGTTATAGGTGTATCAAGATTAGGAGTAGGTGCTACTACTGATACTGGTTCAAATTTATTATTAGATGTACAAGTAAGTGCTGCTAAAACCACAGTAGGTATTGGTTCAACTACTTTTGCAATATCTAATTTCCAAGTAGCAAGAGCAGGTCATTCATTTAAAATTGGTGATAAATTTAAACCAGTTGGGTTAGTTACAGCATCACATTTAACATCACCGATACAAGAATTTGAATTGGAAGTTTTACAAATTTTCAATGATCAGTTCTCTGCATGGCAATTTGGAGAATTAGACTTCATTGATAATATTAGAAATTTACAAGATGGTTCAAGGACAAGATTCCCATTATTCTTTAATGGTCAATTATTAAGTTTTGAAAAAGATGATACAGATGCTATATCATCTCTCATTGATTTAGATGCAGTATTACTAATATTTGTCAACGGTGTTTTACAAAAACCAGGCGAATCTTATCAATTCCAAGGTGGAACAACATTTACTTTCATGGAAGCACCCACAGGTGAGTCATCTCCAGGTGCAAATGATCATGATAAAGTAGATATATTCTTCTATAAAGGTCAAGATGGAGTTGATGTTGACGTTGTAGATGTTCAAGAAACTGTAAAACGTGGTGATGAAATTAGAGTACTAAGATCTCCTGTAGGTTTTACAACAGCACAAACAAGTGATAGGGTAATAAAAGATTTATTAGGTGCAGATTTAATAGAAACAAATATCTATTCAGGTTTAGGAGTTGATGAACTAAATGAAAAACCAATTAGATGGACAAAACAAAAAGTTGATTTAAATATTAATGGTGAAATTATCGATAAATCAAGACCTATTTTAGAACCACAAGTATACCCAACTGCTAAAATTATTGGTGATTTATCAATAACCTCTGGACAAGGTGGAACTAGAGGCATATTTGTTGATAATGTTGATTCATTCTTTTATGAAAAGGGAGATCATATTGAACCTGCTCCTCATGTTGAAGATTTATCACTACTAAAATATAATATTAATATTAATGAGGTTGACGCACTTATAACATCAGGTCAAATAAATGTTGGAGCTGCTGCAACCGCACTGGTTTCTGCAACAGGCACAATAGAAGGTTTTGTTATTACTAATCCTGGAAATGGATACTTTAATGTTCCAACTATAAAAATAGCACCACCAGTAGGTTCAGGTACCACCGTTGGAATTGGTTCTACTGCTTTTGTGACTGGATCTTTAGATTTAGGAAAATTAGATTCAATCGCTTTTAATCAAGGAAGAGTTGGTTTTGGTTACACAAGAAGCAATCCACCTCAAGTCATAATTGAACCACCACAGTTCCTAACTGAAAAAATAACTTCTATTGATAATGTAGAGGGATTTACAGGAATTATTACTGGAATAAAAGAAGTGACTAATAGTGGTCAACTTGGAATTAAATTCTTCTATAGATGTGAAAGAACAGGAGAAGTAGCAGATAATTTACAAGTTGGATATCCAATAATGATTACTGATACTAGCATAGGAAACGGAATCACTTCCGTTGATATTCATAACACTGATAAAGTTGGTATTGGCACCACATTTTTGGATAATGTGTACATAGTTCATTCTCGTGTTGCCAGTGGTAGTGAAAATGGTGAGATTACTTGTAATATATTAAACGGAACTACAACAGGGATACCTGGTGTAGGTTTGACAGGATTTTATAATGTTAATAATACAGGTGTAACAACATCATTAGGTCGATTAAGTTGGGGAAGATTATATAATGCCACAAGGTCAGATAATCCAATTTCTATTGGTGTAACAGGATTAGTGGTTAATTCTGGTCTTACTACATTCCCGACAATTCAAAGAAAACACTACACTCAGTCATCTCTTAGAGGTTTAAGATCTAGTGGTGCCATAAGTATTTGGACTTTGATTAAATAACCACTATAAATAAAAAGAAAAGTAAAATTTTAAGATGTCGGCAATTGTTACTGACCAATTTAGAATTCTGAACGCAAATAATTTTGTAGAATCAGTAGAGAATACAAATAATTCTTACTATGTTTTTGTCGGATTAGCAAATCCAACAGGAGCAGGAAGTTTAGTGGGTTATGGTAGGTCATCAGGATGGAACTCAACTACTCCACCACCAACAGATAGTTTTTCATATAGATCTCATAGTGGTGACACTATGATGTTTGGTAAAAAGGTATCATCAGCAAATATAAGAAGAATAATAAGAAGAGTAGATTGGACATCAGGAAGTAGATATGAAATTTATAGAGATGATTATAGTGCTTCAAATCCAAGTCCACTAACAGCAGCAAATAGGTTATATGATGCGAACTACTACGTACTTAATTCCGACTTTAAAGTTTACGTTTGTATTGATAATGGATCAACGGGAACTAACCCTCTTGGAAATGTATCCCAAGATGAACCTACATTCACAGACCTCGAACCTTCAAAAGCAGGAAACAGTGGTGATGGATATGTTTGGAAGTATCTTTTCACTGTTTCACCTAGTGATATTATTAAATTCGACTCAACTGAATTTATTACTGTACCAAATAATTGGTCAACTAGCACAGATTCTCAAATTAGAGCAGTAAGAGAAAATGGTGATTCATCTGTCAACGAGAACCAAATTAAACACGTTTACATTGAAAAATCTGGAAATGGGTATGCAAATGGTCTAAGTCAAGAAGTTGATATTATAGGTGATGGTGAGGGTGCAAAAGCTAGAGTTGATGTTGTTAATGGTTCTATAACAGATGTTACTGTAAGTGCAGGAGGTAAAGGATACAGTTACGCATTAGTAGATCTTGGAACTTTGAATAGTAATGTTTCTGCAACTAATAGAGCAAAATTAATTCCAATTATACCTCCTAAATTGGGGCATGGTCATGATGTATATACGGAGTTAGGGACTGATAGAGTAATTGTTTATGCTAGATTTGATGATTCAACAAAAGATTTTCCAATAGATACTAAATTTGCACAAGTAGGAATTGTTAAAAATCCTACAAAAGTAGGAACATCTGTTACTTTTACTGATAATACATATTCATCACTAAAAGCAGTTAAATTTTCTACTGTATCTGGAACTCCTCAAGTGGGTGAGGAAATTAGACAGGTTCTAGCAACTCCCCCTAATAATGGTAAAGTTGCTAGTGGATTCGTTGCTTCTTATGACGTTGAAACTAAAGTTTTAAAATACTTTAAAGACAGATCTTTACAATTTAATAGAACCACATACGATCATACTGATTATACAGGAATATCAACGAGCGGAAGATCATATGATATTGAGACAGGGACTTCTGCAAATAACATTGAAGGAGTTAGCTCTACCTTTAATGGATCTATATCAATTAATTTTTCAGGAATCACAACTAACCCTACTGGTAGCAAATTAATAAATTTGGGAACCAACTTTGTATCGGGGTTATCTGAATCTGAGATAAATAAAGGGTCAGGTGAAATAGTTTACTTAGATAATCGCCCTCTTATAGTGAGGAACTCTCGACAAAAAGAAGACATTAAAATCATACTGGAATTTTAAAAAATGCCACAGAAGACTAACTTAAATATATCACCTTACTATGATGATTTCAATAAGGACGATAATTTTTACAAAATTTTATTTAAACCTGGATATCCTGTACAGGCAAGAGAGTTAACTGGTTTACAGTCACTTTTACAAAATCAAGTTGAGAGTTTTGGTAAGCATATATTTAAAGAAGGTTCGATGGTCATACCTGGTGGTATTGAGTATGATCCTACATATTTTTCAGCAAAAATAAATTCAACACACTTAGGAATAGATGTATCTGTATATTTAAGTAATATTATTTCAAATAATGATGGAAAAGGAACTAGAGTAAGAGGTCAAAATTCAGGAATAGTAGCTACAATAAAGAATTTTATTTTACCACCTGAAGAAGGAGTAGATGATATTACTATTTTCATAAAATATAATCAATCAGGTAACGATGGAGAAAGTGGTGCTTTTCCTGATGGTGAGGTTTTAATACTTGAGGATAGTTTAACATATGGTAATACAACTTTAAATATTGAGGAAACTGTTTTAACATTAGTTTCTGAAAATGCAACTGCAACTGGATCTGCCTTTGGTGTGAATAAAGGTGTCTATTTTATGCGTGGTCTCTTTGTTGATGTTCCAACTTCTCTAATAGTCTTAGAACCATACTCAAATACACCATCATATAGAGTTGGTTTTGAAATTATAGAAGAAGTAATTAACGCTAATGATGACTCATCTTTATATGATAATGCAAAAGGATTTACTAATTTTGCTGCTCCAGGTGCCGATAGATTTAAAATTACAGCAAAATTAACCAAAAAATCATTAGACGACTATGATGATACTAATTTTGTAGAATTATTCAAAACCTCTAATGGAGATACTAAAAAATTACAAGATTCTACTGTATACTCTGAACTCAAAAAGTATTTTGCGAAAAGAACTTATGATGAATCTGGTAACTATTCAATCGAACCATTTAGAGTCAATACTCAAAATTCTTTAAATGATGAGATTGATTCAGGTGGTTTATACACAGCAAATCAAAAAACTGATAAGGGTAACGATCCTTCAGACGATTTAATGTGTGTGAAATTATCACCAGGTAAAGCATATGTCAGAGGTTTTGATGTTTATTTGCCAGGAACAACTGTAGTTGATGTTGAAAAACCTAGAGATGTAAAAAGTGTAAAAGCAGCATCAGTCCCATTTAATATGGGTAGTACTATCAAAGTTAATAACGTTTCAGGATCTCCTTTTATAAACATTGGTGGAGACGTAACTAATATTGTCGAATTAAGAAACGCAAGAAAAGGTACTTCACAAAACGTAGGAGCAGGATTAACGATTGGAGAAGCAAGAGTTTATTCTTTTGGTGCTAATTCCTCATATTCAGGGGCTACAACTGAATGGGATTTAAATTTATATGATATTCAAACATTTACAACAATAGGAGTAACCTCAATAACAAACTTTACTGAAAAGATAAAGGGAACAAGAGTTAGAGGATTGGGAAGTGGTGCAATAGGATATCTTGCTTATCAAGCAAATTCTACTGGTTTTAATGAATTAACTCTGTCTCAAACTACTGGAACATTTGTAGCTGGAGAGCAAATAATATTTAATGAAAGATCTTCAACAGAAACCGTTTCTATAAAATCAATAATTAAATATACTACTGATGATATAAAATCAATACGTCAAGATACTAATTCTGAAACTGGGATAGCTATATTTAACGCTGATACAGTTCTCTATGATCGTGTCTTACCTAATTTTTCAATTACAGATGAAATTAACATAGTTGGTACTGCTGCAAGTGTACCTAATAGAAGTTTTGCTGGAGTTGGTATTAATACAGGTTCTATAATCGCATACAATAATGGAAATTATGAAGATGTTGTTTATAACACAATAACAGAGATACCATCTGCAAATGCAGGTAAAGTTTTAACTCTTGGTACTACCACACCCGTAGTTGGTGTCAATACAGGAACAGTAACAGCAACCACCTCTACATTTAGAATTAAAGTTCCTAGAGTCTTAAATGTTGAGAATTCAGGCATATATGCAGTATTACCTAGAGGAGTAATTTCTAATGTTGATACATCTAGCTCCAATTTAGTAATTAGTAGACAAATAACAAATCAAAATGTTGCAAGTTCTTCTTTATCAATAAACACTCAAGCGGGACTAGATGCATCAGTAGGAATTACTAGTGCCTTTTTTGAACCTTTTGATTCTGAAAAATATTCTATCACATACTCAGATGGATCAATCGAAACTCTTACATCAGATCAAGTTACAATTACGAATGGTGGAAATGATATAACTTTCAGTGGTTTATCAAAAACAACTGCAAGTTCAGTTACCGTCAACGTAACGCTAAAAAAAGTAGGAGCAACTAGTAAATCTAAAGATTATATTAGAAGTCAACAACTAGAAATAACTCGTACTTCAGGAGTAAATACTCTAAATGGATTAAGTCAACATAACGCTTATGGTGTCAGAGTCGAAGATAAAGAAATATCCCTCAACGTTCCTGATGTAAACAAAATAGTTGCTGTTTATGAATCAAAAGACAATCTTAAACCCACTTTAGATACACTGAAATTTGTATCAGGTTTAAATTTAAATACTAACGCAATATTAGGTGAAAAAATAATTGGTCAAGATAGCAGAGCAATTGGACAGATAGTAAATCGTCCTAACACTACTGATATAGAATTTGTTTATTTGAATGCAAATAAATTTGTTGTTGGTGAAGTTGTCACGTTTGAAGAATCTGCAACAGAGACCGTATTGCAACAAATAGCTGTTGGAAACTTTATTGATAGGACAGAAAACTACACTCTTGATAAAGGTCATAAATCTCAATACTGTGACTATTCTAAAATTGTCAGAAAAGCAAAAACAGCAATACCATCTAAAAAACTATTAATTATTTTTGATCAATATCAAGTAGCAAGTGGAAATACAGGGGACTTTTTCTCCGTAAATTCTTATACTAAAGAAAGATATACAAATGATATACCAAGTATAGGAAATTTAAGAACTACTGACATTCTTGATTTTAGACCAAGGGTTAATCCATTTACAGTCGGTAGTGGATCGGATTCTCCTTTTGCCTTTTCAAGTCGTTCTTTTGAATCTACAAATCCATTTGTAATTACTCCAAATGAGAGTTCAATATTAGGATATAGTTATTATTTGGGTAGAATTGATAAATTAGTAATTAATCAATATGAAGAAGTAAAATTAATTAAAGGAGAATCTTCGGATGATCCTGCACCACCAACAGAAGTTGGCAATTCTATGGAAATTGCCAGAATATCTTTACCTCCATATCTTTTTGATACTGTAAGAGGTCCAGAAATAAAATTATCTGATAATAAAAGATTTACAATGAGGGATATTGGTGCACTTGAGAAAAGAATAGAAAATTTAGAGTTAACAACATCTTTAAATGCTCTTGAAGTCAATGCACAATCCTTTGAGGTTAGAGATGCTGATGGTCTTAATAGATTTAAAACTGGATTCGTCGTCAATAGTTTCTCTGACAGAAACTTTATAGATTTTACTCCTGAAACTGGTTCCCGATGTGATGTAGATATAAATCGTAAAGAATTAATTAGTGCAGTTGACTTTTGGTCAATAAATCCAGAATTAGCTTTGAATCCTAGTATTGATATAGAAGCTGCTGATTTAAATTCTAATTTACAACTATTAGATCCAAATTGTAAGAAAACTGGTGATTTAATTACATTAGATTATGAAGAAGTTGATTGGTTAATACAACCTCAAGCAACTGAAGTTGAAAATGTAAACCCATTCAACGTAATTGTATTCATGGGTGGTATTATTCTAGATCCACCATCTGATAATTGGACTCGTACCATTTACAAAAATAATAAGAGAACTGAATCATCAGGAGCAAAATGGGTTGAACAAGCAAACTCAGTTCCAATAGGACCTATAATTGAAACAGATACTGGAAAAGATATTAATACAGGAAGAGATATTCGAGACCCAGAAGGCACATCTTATAGAGACCGAGTGAGAATAGTTCAAAACGTATTTTCACAAACACAAAAAATTCAAACAACATTTACAAATGTATTGCAAGGTCCTAGTCAAGAATTTGATTATGTTGAAAGTGTAAAAGTAACAAGTGAAGTAGATCCCTTCATGCGTTCTAGAAATGTTTTCTTCAATGCTAACGGATTAAGACCATTAACTAAACATTTCCATTATCTTGATAATGGTGTACCTGATATTGTACCTAAACTAGTTGAAATTAATATGGTATCTGGTACTTTCAGTGTTTTTGAAAATGCAAAGATAGAGGTAAATGGTGAACAAATTGGATTTATTAAAATACAAAGACCAAATCATAAGTATGGTGATACATCAAGACCCGATGTTGGAGCTGGATTAGGATCTCCTTCTGTATTAGTTGAAGAATATACAGTCGATCCTTATGATAATACTAGACCATCTCCATCAGACTCTTATTCTGCTACATCAAGACTTTTAAATATTGACACCATTTCACTTGCGAATATGGAAAAATATTTTGGTTATATTACTAGAGGTGCAAAAGTTATTGGTGAAAAAAGTGGTGCTGTTGCAACTGTAAGTAGTATTGATTTGTTTAGTGATAATTGGGGAGATTTACTTGGAGCATTTTTCTTTAGAGATCCAAACACAACTCCTAAACCACCTACTCTTTTCGCTACAGGAACAAAAACATTTAGAGTAACAGCTGCACCAGAGGGCACTATACCAGTGCCAGGCAGCACTGACCATGCTAGTGATGCATCTGGTACATTTACGGGAACAGGTACAATACAGACCACTGTAACTAGCAATGTATCTGTGAGAAATCCACCCCCACCATCAGGAACTCGTCCAAGTGAAATTACAACTAGAACAAATTTAGTTTATAGAGAAGGATTAGGGGAAAAATTCAAGGCTCCACACAGAGATCCATTAGCACAATCCTTTACAGTAGACGAAACTGGTGCATTTTTAACATCTTTCGATGTATACTTTAAATCAAAAGATCCATTAGCAAAATTATTTGTAGAATTAAGAACAGTTGAATTAGGAACTCCAACAAATTATCTTGTTCAAGACTACGCTCAAATCTCAGTCAATCCTAATAATATTAATTTGTCTGATGATGCATCGGTACCAACAACACTTAGTTTTCCATCACCAATATACCTAGAACCAGAGAAAGAGTATGCTTTAGTATTCTTATCACCTGCTTCAGATAAGTATGAAATGTGGGTTGCTACAATGGGTCAAAAAACAGTTGGAACTACAAATTTACCAGATGTTCAAAATGTAGTTGTCTCTAAACAGTATATTGGAGGAAGTTTATTCAAATCTCAAAATGGTACAATTTGGACTCCAAGTCAATATCAAGACTTAACTTTCAAATTACGTAAAGCTTCATTTGTAAATTCTGGAACTACTACGTTTTATAATACACCAGTAGAAGCAGGTGGTTTGAATACCCAAGTTCTACCCACAAATCCAATTCATACACTACCAAGAAAATTAAAGGTATCTATTGATGGAACTGGTGCTAACAGAACAGTATCTGATTTACCTATTGGTAGAAAAATTAGTTCTGGATCTGCTGGCGACCTCGATAATAATAGCATTACTGGAATTATAGAGGGTCAAGGTTCTAATATTACTGAAACAGAAATCGTAAGTAGTGGTAGTGGATACTCTTTAACTCCATCTTCAAATAATATTCCTTTAATTTCTCTAAGTGGAAATGGAGTAAGTGCAACTGCAAACTTTACTTTAACTGCAGATGAAAAAATTGCATCTATAACAGTACAATCTGGTAGTTCTGGATTCCAACTAGGTGACGTGCTCACAATTGATAATACAAACGTTAATGTAAAAAGAGGTTCTGGTTTTAAAGTTGTTGTAACTGGTATTAACCCTGAGTTTGATACAATATACTTAACTGATGTTCAAGGTGATGCATTTATTAATGATGAAGATTTAGTTACTTATGGTGCAAATAATAATACTAGGGCAGTTATACCTGGTGTCAAAGTAGATGGAAGTTCATCTTTAATTAGTGACTTACATACAGGTAAAGTTATAGAGGTTACTCAATACAACCATGCACATCACGGAGTAGCAAACCAAGTTGAAATTAAAAATGTTAAACCAGACACAACTCTAGTTCCAACCACAAGTGCTTTAACTGCAGATGCTACCACTGTATCTTTAGGAAATACATCTCCATTCAGCAATTTTGCTGGATTGACAACTGATAGAGGTGATGCTTTAATCGGTGAGGAAATTGTTTCTTATGTAGTTGGTACAGGTCAATTAACATTGACAAGAGGTATTTTTAATACAACAGCAACTACTCATGAAACAGGTTCAAACATTCAAACTTATGAAATCGCTGGAATGCCATTGGTAGGAATCAATACTACACACACAGTACCTACTAATACTACACTTAGAAACGCTTCTAATATTGATAATTATTATCTTGAAGTAAATACTGCTGGTATTGCACCTGCGAGAACGGGTAAATCACTACTATGCTTCTCAAACGAAAAAGGAATAGGTGGAAGTAACGTTAAGATATCACAAAATCATCAGTTTAGTACTTTGACACCACAGTTTAATGTAATAACACCAGGTAGCACCACCCGTGTTAATACAACTGCTAGAACTATCAGTGGAACTAGTGCTGATGGAACTGAGGCTTCATTTGTAGACCAAGGGTTTGAACCTGCAATTTTAAATGAAACTGTATTCTATCCTACTCCAAGATTAGTTGCTTCAAAAATTAATGAATCAACGAAACTATCTAATTTACCAAGAAATAAATCATTATCTCTTAACGTAAATATGAGTTCTTCTGATCCTAACTTATCACCAGTTTTAGATGTGAAGAATGCAACGTTTATTTTAGGTAGAAATAAAATCAATAATCCGATTGGTGCTGACAACTATGCTTCTGATGTTAGAACTAATCAAATAGAAGATGATCCACATGGATCAATATTCATATCAGAGAGAGTTGATTTGAAGCAACCAGCTACTTCAATTAAAGTATTAGTTGGTGCAAGTGTCCAACCTGAAGCAGACTTCAGAGTATATTATAGATTATTCAGTGCCGATTCTAGTGAAGTTTCACAGACTTATAGACCTTTTCCAGGATATAAAAATATGATTGATACTGATGGTGATGGTTTTGGAGATACTGCGATTGATTTATCTTTAAATGATGGAAGAGCAGATAAGTATGTTGCTCCTAATGAGTTTGATAAATTCTCAGAGTATCAATTTACTGCAGATGATTTAGAACAATTTAGTGGATTTGTAATAAAAATTGTGATGACATCTACTAATGAATCCTATCCTGTAAGAATAAAAGATTTTAGAGCACTCGCACTAGCATGATACCAGTAGAAGGGCATAAAAATTTATTTCGTGATGAAAAAACGGGTGCCATAATTAATATGGACACTGCTGGTTATTCTAATTATTTGTCTGATAAAAGAAGAAATTCTGATAAACAGGCAGAAATGGATGAGATGAAAAAGGAAATTGAGACTCTTAAATCGTTGTTAAATGAACTTGCTTCAAAGATA